CTTGTCAGCTGACAGACTGTTCTTCTCGGCGAACTACCAAATACCGGAGATTTTATGAGCGACCCAGCAAGCATAGACGACCGCATTTTAGCGGCCATTTTGAAGGCCGAAGACGGCGCCCGGATCTATGGCGGCGTGGCTAACCTGCCGGCGGGCTCTTACATTGAAACCGAGTCGGGGCCGATTCCTTCTATCGCCGAATGGCAGATGATCCACGCCGACGCGCTCGGCCGCATCCCTGCAATTCAAACCGAGATCGAAGCGCTGCAGGCTGAACAGGCCAGGCTTTACAACAACATCGACCCACTGCAAGGCGCAAGCGTTCTGGGGTTTCGCCGGGACAACGCCACTCTGCCGAACTTTGTGGCGGACATTCTGCGCGATCAAGCGGTGTCAACCTTTGAGGCGATACCCCGATCTCAGTGGGCGGCAATTAAAGCCGGGACCTCTGCCTATGTGGCAACGAGTGCTATTCAGGCGTTGCTTGACTGGGCCGCAGCAAACAACAAGGCGGTGATCCACCCCGAGGGCGTCCTAAACACTGGAACGCTAATCGCCAAGCCTGGGCTTAAAGGTTTCTTCGGCGCCGGCGGACTTAAATGTATTGACCCATCCGAGGGCACGGGGATCGGTCTGATCGTTGTGCAGGGCAGTTTCTACGGCCCAACTTACAACGGCCTGGATGATTGCTACATCGGCGGCGGCTTAAAAATCGATATGAACGGCAGCGCCAAGCGAGGGCTGTTCTTAAACAGCCTGACCAACTGCCGGATCGACAATATCACCACAAGGAATCTCGGCCGTAACAGCACGGCGGCTATCCGCCTGAACTGGGACTGCACCGACAACATCATTCAAAACTGCCGGTCGTTCATGCCTGTTATTACGTCGGACTCCGAGGCGTGCTACGGCGTGCAACTGGTCGGATCTGACATCGAGTATTCTGGCTGGGGTACTGGTGCGATTGTTCCGGCTACACACAAAAACCTGCGCAACAAGATTGTCGATTGCTGGTCGTACAACGGAACTCACGGATTCAGCCTGACCGGGTCCGATGAAAACATAATCATCGGCTGCACCGGATACGGTAACAAGCATCGCGCCCTGCACTTGATCAACAGTAGTTCGAACGTTTTCAACGCGAACCACTGGCTGTTCTTCGGCTCGGCCGCAATGATCATGGCCTATGGTTCCTCGCGAAACATCGGCGTCGGTAACATCTGTTTCTCGTCGGTCGATGGTGGCGAGTCCGGAATCGAGTGCTACGTCGGCAGCAGTTACAACTTTATCTCGGGCGGCACGGTACGCACTGGGGGCAACTACGGCCTTTATGTGGCTATTGACTCGAACGGTAATGAGTTCACTAACCTGACCGTAGATTGCACGTCGACCAAAAAGGCAGGCATTGCCATTGAATCGGACTGGATGGCCAGTCCGCCGGCCGGCACGCTCCCATACAGCCGACCAAACTACGGCGCGCCACCGTCGCCAAAAGTTACCTGGGCAACTGCCGGTACAAACGCGAACATCTTCAAGAATGTAACTTTGAAGAATGGCAATGCTTCTATTGCTGCGGTCTATGGCTCTCAAGTTGGAACCGTTGGCCCGAGCATTTTGAACTCGATCATCGACTGCCACTTCGAGGAAAGTTCATTTAACCACTTGTTCTACTTGGCCGAGGTTACATCGGGCCTGCTGACTCAGTGGAATATCTCGAAGACGACAACGAACTATCAGGCCGTTGGCAAGTCGTTTGCAACGAGAGGTCGCGCACATCTGCAGAGCTGTTTCGGGAACGATACTTTCAACGGAAACGGATACTACGCGCCACCAACTAACGCAGCGCAGCCGAGCGTTTTCGCGTCCGACAAGCTGAACCTTTCCGGCTACACTGCGCCTACCAACACCAACTATTTCTCGGGCGGGATGCCAGGGCAGCGGGTTGAGGTATTGCTCGGCACGAATAACACCCTCGTGCACACGGCAGGCCAGTTCATCCTAAAGGGCGCAACCAACGTCGTAGGTGCGGTAAACTCAATCATCAGGTTTGAGAACCGGGCCGGCATCTGGTTTGAGACCGGCCGGAACTTCTAACAGAGGCAGCAAAAATGCACAGAATTGACGTGCCGTCGGCAACGCCCGACAACGAATTCACCGAGGGCAGTCCTACCGGCGGTGTGCCGGCGACGGTTGTCTCGGCGTCTTGGCTTAACGACATTCAAGAGGAGCTGATCAGCATCTTGGTGGCGGCCGGCATCGTGCCGGTCAAGGGTGTTCAGGATCAGGTAATTGCGGCTATTCGATCCGTTGCTACTGCGCAGTTTATTGCGCAGTTCACTGGAGCAAACCAGCTCAAGGCCGCGAACGGATTCCAGAAACTGCCCGGCGGTTTCATCCTTCAAGCTGGGGTCAGCAACGGAACCACCACCGAGGTGGGGGTAACCTTTCCCGTGGCTTTCCCAAACTTGGTTATGTACGTCGGCACGAGTGACCGAGTCATGTCCGGCACCACCGTGCGGGCGATGTTCTCGGTCGGTAACGTCCTGCTCGGTGGTTTCACTGTAATCGCCATCGGCTCTCTTGTTCGCGGCAGTCCATCGCTTGCGGCTCCCGGCCTGTATGGCTGCCCATGGTTCGCAATAGGATATTGACAAATGAAAATCTTCTTTAGCCCAGGCACAAAATGGTTCTACAGCAGCCATACGCACAACGCCGAGAACATGCCGGCCGACGTGATCGAGATCAGCCTCGAGCTGCACGCGACTCTGCTCGAAGGCGAGTCGAACGGAAAGGTTATTTCGGCAGACAAAAAAGGCAACCCGATCCTGATCGACCCGCCACCACCGCCACCACCAACGGCCGACGACATTCGTGCGCTTCGGTCGATGGACTACCGCAACGAGTCCGACCCGTTGTACATGGAGTGGCAGTTCGATCAGACGCCAGAGGCAGAGGCCGCATGGCGAAGCAAGGTCGAGGAGATCAAGGCACGCCACCCGATGCCGGATCAGTAAACCCCGAGGGCGTCAACCCATAGATCCACCAATACCCCGCCAAGTGCGGGGTTTTTATCATCTGCCCTACCAACCAAGAGGGCAGCACAATGCACCGTATCGATGGGCCTGGGGCCACAGCAGAACACCTTTTCACCGAGGGCGACCCTACGCAGGGCGTGCCGGCTACGAACGTCACCGGGGCATGGCTGAATGCCGTGCAGGAAGAGATCGCCCACGCGGTCGAGGACTCTGGGATTGCGCTGAACAAGATGAGCAACAACCAGCTAGCGCAGGCGATCCGCATCATCGCCGGCCAGGCAACTGGCTGGTCCACGGGTGACGTCAAGTTGACCATGAAGCCTGCGGCAGATGCCGGATGGATCATGTGCAACGACGGCACCATCGGCAAGGCTGGCAGCGCGGCCACCACGCGAGCAAACGATGACTGTCAGGCGCTGTTCGTCTTGCTATGGAACGGGGTGGCGAATGCACAGGCGCCTGTCAGTGGCGGTCGTGGCGCCAATGCCGCGGCGGACTGGTCGGCAGGCAAGACCATCGGCCTCACAAAGATGCTCGGCCGGGTGCTTGGCATTGCCGGCGGCGGTGCATCGCTCACGGCTCGCGTGATCGGCGAAGTGCTGGGCGCCGAGACGCATGTGCTGACGACCGCGCAGATGCCAGCTCACGGCCACGGCGTGACCGACCCCACGCACGCCCACAGCGTTTATGACCCTGGCCACGCCCACTTAATCGGCGGCAGCTTCAACGGTTCCGGCACGTCCTCGAACGGCGGCTATCTGGTGCCAGGCGGCACTAACGTTGGCACGTCTGCGTCGGGCACTGGCGTGAGTATCTATGGTGCGGCGACCGGGGTATCGATTCAAAGTAACGGCTCTGGCCAGGCGCACCCGATCATGCAGCCGACGACCTTCCTTAATGTAATGATCAAGCTTTAAAAACCGTTGTCACAAGTAACATCACAGTAACGCACGCGCGTTCATCGCAGCGCGCGTGTTACCGACTTGAGGTAATGCTATGCTTGGTCCAGATTCAAAAACTGGCAATCTGAAATCATCTATCAAACCGGGCCATAGGAATATGAAAATGCCGGAAAAAGACCCGAACTTTTGGGCCGCCCTTTGGGCCGGTGCTTCTGCAGTGTGGTCCACGGTCGTGGCCGCAATGAGCAGCTCGACCTGGCAGGGGGTAATTATGGCCGTCATCATCTCCTTTTTGCGCGTCCTGTACGACGCCAAGGAAACCAGCAAAGTACGCATCCTGCTCGAGTCGCTTATCTGCGGCGCTCTGAGCCTCTCCGCAAGTAGTGTCATCGAGTGGATGAGCTGGCCGCCGAGCCTTTCAGTGGCTGCCGGTGGGGCCATCGGGTTCCTCGGCGTGACGGTCATCCGTTCGTTTATCCTCAAGTTCATCGGCAGAAAGGTGGACACGGTATGAGACTTTCCCCGAACGGCGTTGCGGTTGCCCACTACTTCGAGGCGTGCAAGCTGGTCGCATACCCTGACCCTGGCAGCCGCGATGGAAAGCCGTGGACGATTGGGTGGGGGCACACCGGGCCAGAGGTCGTTAAGGGGCTGGTGTGGACGCAGGCGCAGGCCGACAACGTATTCCTTTCTGACGTCACAAAGTTCGAGCGAAACGTCGCCGCGCTGGTGAATGTCAATCTCACCCAAGGCCAGTTCGACGCGCTGGTGCTGTTCGACTACAACACCGGATCGCTGCGGACATCGACGCTGCTCAAGCTGCTCAATGCTGGCGACTATGCCGGGGCCGCCGCCCAGTTCGCTCGCTGGAACAAGAACGACGGCAAGGTGATGCGCGGCCTGATCCGTCGGCGTGCAGCAGAGGCCGCGTTATGGGCTGGTAAGTCCGGCACCCAAGCAATTACCGCTGGAGTGGCAGCAGCATGAGCGCACTCAAAGGCTTCGCACTGGCCGGCGTGATCACTCTCGTCGGCCTGCTGTTGGTCGGCATCCAGCAGTACCGACTGCAGGCGGTACGCGCCGAGGTGGTGGCCGCCATGACCGAGCGTGACACCGAAAAGAAGGCCAAGCAGGACGCCGTCGATGCAAACGTCGTCAGCCAGGCCACCATCACCACGCTGCAGGCAGAACTCGAGCGCAACCGAAAGTACGCCGCCGATCTCGATCAGCGCATCAAAGCGAGCGAGGCCAAGGCCAAGCTGGCGAGGACCGAATATGAAAAACTCAAAAGGAATAGCAAGCCTGTTCGCGATTGGGCTGATCAGCCTTTGCCTGACGGGCTGCGCGGGAAAGCCGGCAAGTCCCTTGGTGGTGACAAAGACATCAGCAATAAGGCTAGAGGGTCCTGATCTGGTCTCATGCGAGCGGGTGTCGGATGAAGAAAACGCTGCCCTTCAATCGAATGATGACCTCTGGAACCTGAAAGAACGCGCCATTAAACTGCTGGACACTTGCGCCGATCAGGTCGATGCGAGGATACTCCGTAGCAACACACGCTGAGCCATCTGGACCGCCAAGGACTGGCACGCTTGCCCCGACTAACCCTCGGGGCTTTTTTATGCGTTGTCACCGCGCGGTGGCTTCTCGATCACCACCACGTCATCGCGCCGGCGGCCAGGTCGTGGAATGCGTGCGTCGTCCATATCGCCATTGCATGCACTGATCAGGACGGACAGCAGCAGGATGAACTTAGCGGCAGGCGCCAGGATGCCGGCAACGAATGCCCGGGTGATGAGGTGTGCTCGGTTGGACGCTTGCAGCTTGATAGCCGCGCTGGCGATATGGGCGTTGGTGGTGGCCTCGGTAATGCCGAGAATGGTCCCGGCTTCCCAAGCTGTTTTCCCCTCTGCCACCCATAGCAGGGCCTCGCCTTCGCGGGCGGTGAGAGGTCCCAGGTCATTGATAAAAACCTCGCGTCCCTGCACGCGAATCGTCCTTACCGGCCGCGCCGGGTGACAGGTTAGGTAAAGTGGCGCTGCCTGAATTTACGCAGCCGGTTGCGGCCGTTCGTCCGCGAGCATTCGCGGCACACCCTGTAACCACGGGTATCGAGCACGGTATTTTCCGGCGTGTACTCGTGGCCCATGTAGCAGTGCGATTTTATAAAGCGTCTCGTCTTTATGCAAAAAAAGTCAGCCACGGTTTAGCCTCTTATATTCGGCGTCATAGGCATTCCAGCCTTCCCGAAACCCAGGGGATAGGCGATTGTGCTCACCTTCGACGTTATTGCCAGTCGGCATGCGCTCAGGCAGCACCACCGCTACCGGCTCGGCCTGGGGCTTCCCGTCGATGCGGTAAGACTCTGCAAGCTCGGCGCGCAGGCTGGCGATCAGCTTCTGTTGCTGCTCGATGATCTCTTTCTGCTGATCGGCTACACCCTTCCAGTTCACGCCGTCCCCCTGGGGCTGGGCGGCGGGCTTGCATACCGGGCAATCCTTGACGCACTCAACCGGCCCATTTTCAAACTCAACGCCACCAGAACCAGTAATTTCGCCATCTGGAACATGGCCCAGCCCGTTGCAGGTCTTGCACGCGGGCTCATCCAGCAGGGCGCGCAGCTCTTGCTTATCCCGATACCACTGATCGTCCTGCGAAACCGGCACGCTGTATTCAATGAAATTTGCAAGCGTTGCACGCGGCACGCCGTCAATCGTTTTGCTGGATGGCTTCCACCACTCAGGCTCACTTCCAGCCTCAAGCCTTGAAGATTCGCAGCCGCACTTTTCGCACGGGCCTTGTTTTACCGACGGCCCGGATAAGAGCCACTGGTGCGCGCACTTGCTGCACTCGAAATAGAACTTCATAAATCACCTCAGCAAATCAGTTGTGCCAGTGCCAGCAGGCACCAGCAGTAGGCGGGGAGTTGGGCCATGATCAGCGCCCCTGTCTCAGATCGGCCAGCTTGCGGGTCAGGTCGAGCGTTGCTCGCAGGGCGGCGGCCCGGGCCTTGCCGGTGCTGATGAATTCGAAGCTTTTAACGTCGGCCGGAATGCCGCCCATCATCTGGGTGGTATGGCTCAACAGCCTCGGAGCCTTGTTCTGCTGCCGGATCTTGCGCAGCGCTTTGAGCGCCTTCATGGTGCGCATGATCTCGATCAGCGCCTCGTCAATGGTTTTGTCTTGAATCATGATGCACCTCGTTAGAAAGGGAAGTCGTAGACGGCGCCGCACACGCTGCAGGTCTCGTCACCGTTGGCATGTGGCGGGCCAAGCCAGTCGCAACTATGCGTGCCAGGTTCTGGCGCTGGCGCTTCTGGCTCGGGCCCATCCTCGGGCAGAACGTCGTCAGCCGCCGACGCAAGGCCATCCTCGAACCCGCGCTGATAGTGCTGGAACATCGCCTCGGTGCTGCTGTTGGTGAACGTGCCGTCGGCGCTCATGTGGATGAGGCTGGAAACGAGTGGGTTCTCGCGGCTGCGGCCCTTGAGGATGATCTCGGCGAAGCGTTCGCGCAGGGTCATGGCATCTTGCTCCCGATGAATGCAGCGGCGCGGACGATGGCCCGGCGCACCGATGCCAGATCGTAGACGTGGTCTTGATGGAAACTCTCGGCGTCCTCGCCATCGGGGATCACGTAGGTAGTGATGCCGGTGCCTTCGCCGTACAGCGCGATGTGAATGTTCAGCAGGAAGGCCAGCCGCAGCGCGTCGCCGTCGTCGGTGAGTGGTGACCAGAGAGCGCCGTCGCCTTTGCCGGTACCGTCCACCCAGATCCCGACGTTGTAGCAATCCCACTCGGGCCCAAGCGTGCGCCCAGCAGCCTTTGCCGCCAGCGCTAGCAGTTCGTGGTCGCTCATTGGTCACCGCCTTGGGCGTCAGGGTCGTGGGGAATTCCGCGCAGGCCCGTGCGCTCGAGCACGCGAGTAGCGGATTTGTCCTTTTCAGGATCGATCAACAGGCCGCTTTCGAACACCTGCTGCGCATGGCGCTGGAACGCATCGCGGGTGGCGTTCGGCACGATGATCACGCGCAGATCAATGCGCTCGGCACGACCACGACGGAACTCGCGGTACTCGTCGCAGGTGACGTTATTGTCGGGGTGCAGCAGCCAACGGCTACCAAGTTGCTGGGCAGAAGCCTGGGCCCGGGCAGCGTTGCGACGGCGCAGGCTGTCGATGTAGACGTCGGTCATTGGTTCGGTATGGCGAGACATAATCCTTTCCTCTGGCGTGGGGGATGGGTGCCAGTTCGGCACCCGGTGGTGCCTTACTCGGCGTCGTCGCGGATCAGCAGGATCCGATTATGACCGCCCGCAAGTTTCCGAATGACCCCGTCCGACGCGCCCGGCTCGGCGAACACAAGCTTAACCGCCTCGCCATGGTTAGGTTGAATGAAGTCAGGCAGAAGTTTTCCCAGTTCTTGAAGCAAGATCGATTTCCCGCTGCCAGACGGGCCGCGCAGAACAAGCTCGACAACGCTGAGTGCAGGCCGATCTGGCTCGGCCTGCACGGCATCAATCGGATTGAAACGCGCATCGTATGCAGCTAGAGCTATGTCAGCCTCGACCCATCCCATTCCTGGGTTAGTGGCGATGGACACCCACAAAGTGCGGCGTTCTTCCTGGATCGGATCATGTTTAATTAGTTGTGCCATTTCCTTTCTCTCTCTATTGCGTTCATGAAAATGGCGGCCGGGATGCCCGACCGCCTTGTGTACGGCACAACTATAGCGCTAAGTATTGCGCAACACAACTATCCGCACATCACCCCGGCGACCATCGCGCTGTTGCCCTTCTTTTTCCAGTTGGCCGCGTTGACGTAGCGCATGGTCGACACCGTGCTGCGGTGCCCCAGCAGGTCGGCAACCTCACGCAGCGACAGGCCACTGAGCGACGCCATGGTGCCGTACGTGTGGCGAAGGTCGTGCAGGCGCATCACCGGCAGTCCAGCGCGCTTGCAGATGGCATGCCACGGTCTGGATGGGCTGACCATGTGGGTACCGTGGATGTGGCCCGGCACAATCCAGTCGCCTTTATCGACGGCGCGCATGGCGGTGAGCATGGCGACGGCGGCAGGCGGCAGGTCGACGTCTTTTTTTCCGCCCTTACTGTCTGGCAGAGCCAACACCGCCCGGTCGAAGTCGACCCATTCCCAGCGGGCCGTGCGGATCTCAGACTGCCGGCACCCGGTCATCAGCAGCAGGCGGACCAGCGGCACGACCGACAGACCTTTCAGCCGGGTGCGCTCGGTGTTGTCCAGCTCGGCGATCAGCCTGGCCAGCTCCTCGGGATTGAGCACCACCTCGCGCTCCTCCTCCTTGTACCGCTTGATATTGCGGCACGGGTTGCTGCCGTCGTCGCGCCACCCCCACAGCTCGGCCATCTTGAGGGCGTGGCTGATCAGGGCGAGCGTCCGGTTGGCCACGTAGGGACGATCTTTCAGGGCGACGTGCAGCGCCATGACGTCATCGCGCTTGAGCGCACGCACACTGTCGTCGCCCATGGCTGGAATGATGTGGTTCGTCCATAGGGCCCGGTCGGCATCCTGGCTGCGTTCCTTCTTGTGCAGGTCGCTGTGCTCACGCTCGTACCGCAGGCGCAGGTCGCTGACGGTCGGGCCGGCCTCAACGACCGCAGCAGGGTCACGGCCGTCTGCCAGTGCGGCGAATACGTCGCGGGCTTTCTGGCGGGCCTGCTCGACCGTGATCTGCCCGTGCCGGCCGATGGGCAGCTTGCGGGCCTTGCCGCCTAACCTGTACCGGGCAACGTAGAGCTTTGCGCCCGATGGCGTTACGCGCAGGCAGAAACCAGGCACGTCGGCATCGGTGTGCCATTCCTCTTTGGTGGGCTTGGTGATCGAGTCAATGAAACGCTTGGTAAGGCGTTGACGCATGGGTGTCGCTTTCTTGCGTGTGCCCCCAAATCTCGCTCCCACAATGCGGGTCGATCTATCGGGGCAAGTTGGGGGCAAGCGCGGCGGGATTCGCCGTGATGTGCCGGGTGAGGATAGGTGCAACGGTCGCACCCCAACACCCTGATTTCACAGCGTTATCGGGTAATTGCAGGTCGTTCCGTGAACCTGCGGGAAGTCATAGCGCAATGACTTTTAATCATCAACCCCTATTTTTGAAGGGCCTGTGAATTAAAGGTTTTTGTTGGGTCGCCGAAAAGTCTGGGCACGCTGGGGGCATAAAATAAAGTGGGCGGGTAGCTCAGTGGTAGAGCAGCCGGCTTTTAACCGGCTGGTCGTGGGTTCGAGCCCCACCCCGCCCACCACTCAAAAGGATCGGTGTAGATCATCCGGTTTCCCTTAGAAATATTTATTGATGCCGGTATGACTTGGATGTTTGAGGCGCAGTGCAGACCGCAGGCATTCCTCGCCTTGAGCGGCACCATGTGGTCGACGTGCCACGGGAACCCAAAAAGTTCGGCCCGAAGCCTGGCTAGTGAGTCGGCCTCGTCGAGAACGAACTGGTCCAGTTCACCGAACCATTTTGGCGTGGCGCCGTTCTTTGTCGCCCGACGCTTGCGACAGTGCCCGGCATTGTTTTCTCTTGCCTCTTGGTTGCCGTGATACCAAGCCAATGCAGCGGCGTTAACTTTCGCTCGATTCGCTGCAAAGTATTCGCCCTGCTGTTTTCGAATTGATTCTCTGTTGTTCGCATATGACTTGTTTCGGCAGATCTTTTTGCAGTCTCCGCAAACAGATTTCCTTACGTCACGCTCGACAATATGACCCCTGATGCAAGGCTTACCCGTGAAGTACTGCGCCATGCCAAGATCTCTGGCAATGGCGCGGGTTATTAGGTGGATGTGCTTCACACGAAGAACCGGCGGCGCCCATCAATCACCAGCACGCCGAAGACGTAGACCGCAAAGCAGATAAGCGGGTCGACCTTGGTTGTTTCGTGCCAGTACACCATGCCGGCGGCCAGGGCGATATGCAGGGCGAGCCTCATGCTTGACGCCTCTGGACCGTGTTTATGTAAGCCGCGAACTCGATCTTCAATTTGTACTCGCCCTGTTCCAGCACCACCAGCTGCATGCCCCTGATGGTGATCGCCTCGAGGATCTTGCGCGGCGTGTGGATCGACGGCGAGTTCTGCCAGTCAGGCAAGGCCAGCACTAGGCCGTGGTGCCCAAGCAGATCCTCGGGCTGCACAACGTTGGTCACCTTGCTGGGATCGATCCACGGGTTGGCGGCCAAGAATAGGCTAAGTTCGTGGCGGGTGCCGGCGATGATTGGGATGGTGTTTTTCATGTCAGCTCCAATGCGCCGGCGGCGCGTGGGTTGTTGTCGTTGTCGTGTTCGCCTGGCAACGGCTCAAGGCCGTATTTCAGTGCGCGCTGTATGGTGTCCAGCTGACTGCGCAGGCGCTGCACCTCTCGGTCGTCGATGATGCGCAACCTGGCCACCCGGATGGCCTCGGCCAGATCGGTCACCGAGGCGTCGACATCTAGGCCCAGGTCTCGCGCCAACATGCGATAGTCCTCGTCGAGCTGATCGCGGCCGCGCTCGATGCGTTCCTTGGCCCACTTCAATTCGCGCTGCGTGCCGGTGCGGATCTCCTCGGCCTGCTTGTTCGCCTCCTCGGTGGCCATGATGATGCGCCCCTCGGCTGCCGACAGGTTGCTTAACAGGCTGCCGATCACGTCGCCGTGACGCTTGCGGATAGCCTGCGTCGCCTGCCACTTGTTCAGCTCTCGCGGTACGATTGCCCTGTTGCGCTTCACCTCGCGGTCGATGCCGTCGATCATCAGCTTGACCCACGCCTCATGCGAGAGCGTTTCGAGGCGTTGCATGGTGGGACCCTTGACGGTGCGCCAGCCGGTGTCATAGCGAACGATCAAGCCGCACCCGGCGGGCACGTCCTCTTTCTTGATCAGGCCGGCCGGCACAGCGAACACTACCGCGCCGGCGAACTTGAGGTAGCTCTGCCACTTGCCTTTGGTGATGTCGCTGCGAAAGTCAGAAACCGACACCTTGCACTCGTAGGCGACTGGCGCGAACCGCACAAAGGACTTGCGCATGGTGTACACGTCGGGCCGTGGGCTGCCGCTCGGGCCCATCTGCATGTCTTCCCACGCGATAATCTCGGTGTTTGCGCGCAGGTGTTCAGCCAGGTCATGGGCGAGAGCGTCGTGGTTCCAGCGGATGGCGTCGGTCATGGCATCACCCGCTTGAATTCCACCACCCAAACCCACGGGTTTGCATCCCATGCGTGCGGGCCATTGATCTCGCCCCAGAGGTGACAGAACGAATCGACCGCTCTGGGTGCTGGACAATCGCACCCGCACGGCTCGTTGTTGCCGCAGTTGGTGCACCCGCCGTCGGTGATACCCTCGGCACGGGCCTGCTCCTCGCTGATGTCCTGCAGGCGCTCGACGCGCACGTCGGTGATCTCCAGCAGGATGCGGCTGTCACGGCGGCGCATGTGGATGCTGGGCTTCCATGGGCCGCCGTAGTCGGTGCGGTTGTCGCACTCGCGGTAGACAACCCAGCTTTCGCCAGGCGCCTTGGCCACGCTGATCTCCGCCCAGGCTTCGCGCACCCACAGCCGGTCGCCGGGCTTGCCATACGGACAAGGTGCGTATTCTTCAAGCTCCTTGGCGCACTCAGCTTCGGTCGATCCAAATACGCAGAAGCCATAGCGCGGGTCTCGCTGGCCAATTGCGCTCCAGCGCTGACGATCGCCAACCGGAATGGCGGTGTCCTCGGTTGGGATTTGGAAGCCTTTCACCTCTCGCCGCGTGACCGTCTTCCGGCCTTCCAGGATGGCGCGCACCATTGGGCCGCTGAATAAAATAGGACGTTCCTTAATGCCCATGGTGAACCACCTCCCAAACTTCTGCATTTTGAATTGCTTCGAGTGTCACCAGTCGGCGACCTCCCATCGTGCCGGACAAGCCGACTGACGTGGCCGACACGGTGTCGACCACGAACAGGCGGCCGGTCGGCCGGTGACGCAGCGTTGTGCGCCCAGCGACCGGCGTGTTCATCAGCCGATGACCTCGCGGGAGCCGTTGGTGTTCATGGCGGTGACAACGCCCTGCAGTTCCATTTCCTCGATCAGCCTGGCGCCGCGGTTGTAGCCGATCTTTAGGTGACGCTGCACGGCGCTCACGCTGGCGCGCCTCGTCTCGCGGACGAACTTGACCGCCTCGCTGTAGAGCTGGTCGTCGCGCACTCCTTCAAGCAGATCGCTTTGGTCTGGGTCGGCTTCGATGCCGTCCATGCCGCCAGTGAACTGCTCGGCCGGCATGATGACTACCAGAACTTCCTGCCCCACGTTGTCAGCCATGTCGAGGCGGTGCACGTTGGATTTGCTCAATGCGAGGGTCGCCTTGATAGCACCCTTGAACGTGACCTGTTCCAGGGTGCCCACCACGGTGACGCGGCCCTCGGCGGCGATCAGCGCAACGGCCTGCTTGACGTTTGCTTCCACCCGGCGGCGCAGGCGGTCGATCAGCTCGGCTTGCAGGTGTTGCGGTGTGCTTTGCCAAGGCGATTGGAGCTGCTTGATCTCGTCGAGCAGCGCGCCCAGCAGGTCGGTCCCGACGTGCTCGGCGGCATGCAGCTCTGGGAAGTCTTCGAGCGACTCCAGATCGGCGAGGCTGTCGCCGAGTTTGTCGATTTGTTTCCGGATAGATTCGGACATAACGGTAGTCTCTTGGGTGGTGGTAGTTATTCGGCCGCGAGCTCGGCGGGCAGTGTTTCCAGAACGCCGCGAATGATCTTTTCTGCGCGGACTTCATCGACCAGATCGAAAGCGAGCACAGCCTTGGTCGCCTCATCCCCGTTCTCGTCGGCCTCGAAACCGAAAGCGGTAGAACAAACGCCGAAACCCTTCGGCTCGAAATAGAGGCGAACCTCTGGGTCACCGTTTTCATCGGTGTCGCGTTTGACCAGCACTTGGCCGATGTCATCGAACTCGAACAGCTTTGCAAACTTGGACATGGTCCTTTCCTCGGTGGATTAATTCAGGTGGAGGTCGCCGCACTCTTTGCAGCGCTTTGGGGTGAGTGCCACGCGGTCACGCCGGTAGATTGCGTCGGCCGCTGCACGGGCGCTCTCGGGGGAGCTGAACCGCTTGCGCGGGTGGCAGGCTGGCTTGTCAGCCATTGGGCACCGCCTTGGTGCACCCGCACGCGCTGCTGCACATCTGGGGGAACTTGCAGGCGGTTGCGTCGATCTGCGCGTCGCGCTGGTTGAGCAGTTGTTGCAGGGCGTCGCGCTCGGCGATCAAAGTGGCGAACTTGCGGTGCACGTACACCGCAATCGATTCGCCGACCAATATGTCGCCTGGCATGGCTTGGCCTCGCAGGATGCCCTGCCAGCCTTCAACGCTGAAATTCTTGCTCACCTTCCTTTCCTTGCCCGGTCATGCCGGGTCATCTGTTCTGTTGCGCGAAGTATTGCGCAAGTATTGGCGCGACGCAACTATTTCGCAGCAAGTCTTGCCGAGTAGATCTCGACCCACTCGGCAAGCTGCGCGCCCATGATGCTTTCGCGAGGAGTACCCGCACGGCGATGGAACTGGATTTTCTCGCAGTAAGACTTGGCGTGTGCCCGCGCCAGCCCACGGAAAACCTCGGGCATACCGGCCAATATGGCGTCGGTAGGCTGACCGCGCACCCAGGCGTCGGTAAGGTCTTCTGCGAAGTGGCGCGGGCGTTTGTCAGTATGTGCGGGCATAGCTCGATGTGCTCCCGACGGTGCGAGCCTGTTCCCAGGCCAGCACCTCAGTCATCAAATAAAGAATACGCCCGCCCACCTTGGTGAACTTTGGGCCGTCGCCCAGGCAACGCCAGTTCGCCAGGGTGCGGACGGCGATACGCCCATGATAGCGGGCCGAGAGTTCGTCGGGGGTCAAGTACGGGTTATTGTCGTTCGAGTGTTGCACGTTGATGCTTTCAGGTTGCGGCCCAGCGTCCTTGCCGGGCCGTAGGGTTAAGCGTTAGAAAAATGCTGGCTTTGCCACGGATCGCGTCAATGCCATCAGGCCAGTTTGCAGATCGGTCTTGGCGATGGCGCGCCAACGAGACGCCTCATCAAGGACCTCGTTGTGCTCCCGGTCATCGGTCTTTCCGACTGCGACATCGACGCCGCGGCATTTATAGATCAGGTCTTGCAGCTCTTGACCCTTCGCCTTGATTTCGTTCATCAGGTCGATTTCTTCCTGAGAGAGTTCACCATAGCCGCTGATTTTACGGTGCTGATTTTCCACGGTGTTACCTCGCTTTATTGGTCACCGATTGGTGACAGGATTGAATCGTTGAGCCAGTAGGATGCGCCCATGCCAGGGCCTGCCAGGTTGGGTACGTCCTCGACCTTGTTCATGGTCATGCAGACGAGCGCCCGCATGCCAGTGCCGGCCAGCAGTTTGAACAGGCCGTTGCGCCCGAGGCGGTCGAGGATGTCGGCGGCGTCCACGATGACCAGATCGCTGCCATCCAAGTCGGCCAGCGCAACCTGCAGGATTGCCCGAACGCGGTACTTTTCCGACTCCGATAGCAGGATGTAAGGGCGCTCGCCGAGCGACGCACTGAGGTCGTCTGCCAGCGTGACGATAGGCCAACCGGCAGTGCCGGACAGGCGGGCCAGCATGCCGTTGAACTCGGCCATTTTGTCGGCGAGCACCTTCTGGCGCAGGCCATTGGGCGCCAGCTGATCGAGGATCAGCACGTTGGTGACGATCTGGTCATGCAGCGACGTCGCATCGGCCTCGGCTTTCACGGCGGCGTTGTACTTCACCACCTGCTCATCCGCTTGCTCGGCCAGTGCCCGGGCGGCTGCGACGTCATCGGCCGTCAAGCTGCCGCGCGGCATGGCGTCGAGGCGCTTGGCGGCCTCGCTGCCGTCCTGCTGCTGACGGCGCAGCACGCCGATCTCTTGCGACAGCTGACTGGTGGCCTGGCGTGCTAGCTCATATTCGTTCGTCTTGGCGGTGATGCGCTCGATGCGGTCGGCGTTCTCTTTCTCGCCGATGCCGGTGGTGGGCGCACGCACCTCGCTACGGGACACCACGACGAGGTGACCCTTGCAATGCGGACACTCGATATAGCTTTCGCCGTTCTCGGGCCGTGGCAGGGCGTTGAGCTGCTCGGTCAGCGCGTCCTGGGCGGCTTGAAGCTCGACCAGCTGTTCCTCTGCCTGCACCAGCGTCTCGCCAGCCTTCAAGCCAGCCGCAGCCTTGTCGGCCAGACGGTCAATATCGGCCTGCGCGGCACCCTGTTTACCGATGGCGGCCTCGAGCGCCTGCTTGGCGTCGCCTGCGGTCTTCTCAAGCTGGGACAGCTCGACATCTTCCGGCAGGCTGTTGAGGAACGGTGCCTGCCATTCGGCACCCTTGGCGCTGCCATATCGCTCCCCGGTGACATACTCCCACGCGCCTTTCATCTTGGCGCCGCGTTCCTGCGAGCGCTTGTGAGCGGCGTCCCATCCTTCTTTCTCGATCACCGCCCAGATGGCTGCGACCATTTCGGCCGAAACCTTGGGCAGCGCGGCAGTCAGGTCCGCTTGCGTCGGCATGGCTTCCATCGCACTGATCAGCAGCGCGGCGGCGTCTTTTGGCTTCATGTCGACGATGCTGGTGATGCCGGCGGCGATGTCGCTGGCCCATGGCGGGGTGCCCTCGACGCTCACGCTGGCGCCTGGCCAATTGGCCGTGGCATTGCCGGTGTCGTCACCAACCACGCACCGGCCACGCTTGGCGCCGTCTCGCAGCAGCTGACCGGCGGCGGCCTTGGTGATACCGGCGATTGGCGCGGCGTTCTGGGTGACCGCGGCGGCAACAGCCTGGGCGATGGATGACTTGCCCCCACCGTTGGGGCCGGCTACCAGGGCGATGGGTGCGAGGGTCAACGATGCTTCGGACACGCCGCGGTAATTCTTGACTTCAATTTCCATGAGTTTCTCCGAGAGGGCGGCGCACCGCCCCCTGCTTTATGTTTTAGAAAAGGTCTTTGACGGGGGAAGACTGGGTGGTCTGGGCCTTTTGCTCTGGCTCTGGCTCGACGGTCACAGTCTCTGTCACTTGAGCCTGTTCCTCGAACTCGGCCTCGATTACTTCCGGTTCGATTACTTCCGGCGTCGCCTCGGTTTCTGTCTTGGCGGCCCGGCGGTTGCGCGGCCGTGGCGTATCCTTTTCCTTTTGCGGCTCGACCACGACTTCGGCATCGATGACCGTGCTGGTGCTGGTGCTGGTGCCCGCGAATGAGTTCAGGTCGTCCAGCGCGCTGGCCTGGGGCTTATTGTCGTTTGCGGCACGTGGCGCCTGTTGCACGCGGATCGGCTCGTCGAAGTCTTCGACCTCGTCGGCGGTGTGCATGCCCATGAGCACGTCAGGCGCGTAAAGGTTGCCGAAAAACTTCGCGGCCCGATAGCGCAGCATAAGTTCTGGCATGGTTACCCACTTGCTGCCGTCCTTGGTGTACCAGCCCTCGGCCACGGCCATGCCAATACTTACTGGCGGGCCTTCCAAGACGTCGCCGGTCGCCTTGTCGTAGCACCATGCCACGCAGCTTTTGTCGTGCACCTTGATGATCCGGCTCGACTTGGTTCGCTGACCCTTGGGGCCGGTCCATTCGTCGATCTTTGCGTCGGTATCGCCCAGGTCCTCGACCCGGTAGCGAAGTGGCGAAAAACGGCCGCACGAGTTGAGCGCGGCGATCACGAACTGCGACGACCAGCTCGGCCGCCCGTGGATGATGTGTAGGTTCTGCATCACGGCCATCGGCGACGACCCGGTTCGCTGTGACATTTCCAGAGCGATCAGCGTGTTGGATACGTTGCCCTGATAATCGGCAGGGACTAGCGTACTGGAGGACAGTGCTTTTGCCATGCGCTGGGCATCCTCGAAGCCCTGCATGCTACCGTACACTCCCCCGAGTGCTGGCAACCGATCCGCATTCTGATCGGTAGTGGTCAAGTTGGTACTCATAGTCAAAATTCCTCATTCGAAAGTGCATCATCAATTCGGCGGCGTGCCCACATGGACAATTCCAATTCGCTCGCCTGCTTGCCGTACCCCGGCCACTCGTTGCGCTCTAAGCACTGGGCATAGAGACGCAGGTTATTTCGGTAGATCCGTCGCCCGCGCTGACGGTCCTCCTCTGTCAAGTAGACGACGTTTACAGCGTGCGGGAATTCCTCCTCGACGAAGATGAACACAAACCCGCGTGGCAGTTCCCCGCCGGCCAATGCGAACACGTCCAGATAGAACGGGTCCTGCTGCCAATAGCCGTAGTTCTCGATGGCTTTCCGGCACCCGGCCGGGCTGGCATCTTGGGTCTTTTTCAGGTCGACGATCCAGCCGCCGTCCGACATGAAGTCAGCACGCGCACGGACCAGCACGCCGGTCTCAGGGTCCTCGGCATAGGCCGAGTATTCGAAGTGACCACCGCCGCGCAGCAAGCCGCCGGCGACCGGGTGTTCGAACAGCGCGCGCCGCATGCCGATGACGTTGGTCATCTCGCCGGCCATGAGGATGTGCTTGTTTTGTTCCTCGGCCCACGCCTTGTAACCGGCTGCGCGGCGGTCCTTGAAGTTGGCAACCACGTACTCGTCATCGAACTTGTGCGGTTCGAGCGACGCGGCGTGAAAGGCCGTGCCCACGAACATCGCCGCGGTGCTGGTGAACTTCGGCCGCTGCGCCGCAATGTACCGGCCCCAGAAGTGAAGCGGCGTTTTATCGCCGATCAGCTTCAAGCCCGAGTTACTCACGCCCGGCCCTGCGTGGTACTTCTCATTCGACAGGTCGTCGGCCAGATAGAATCCGGGCGTCATGCCGCACCCGCTTGCCGCTCGGCGATTTTTCCGTAACGGGTTGCTACTGGGAAAGCCTGCCCACCATCCTCTCTTTTCATCGTCTTGCCCTCGTGCTGCTGATGTATTTCGCCAAAGTGTCGCGCAATATTACTTGCCGCGCAACACATTGCACAGCTTTTCACTAAACATCACAAGTAATCACGGACTTAGGCAAGGTATTGCGCAACGGCAATACTTGCGCAACAATGCGCGAAACTCATCGTAGGAATACAGCTCATGGAACAAAACAGCGGCAAGGCAACAGCGGACGTGATCCGCAAGCTGGTCAAGGAATGCGGTACGACCGTGTTTCAAGCGTGTAAGCAGTCGGGCGTAACCCCGAGCACGTTCTATCGCTGGCAGAGTGGAAGCGAGCCAAGTTTGGGCACAGTCAGAAAGATGCGTGCGGCTCTCGTCGATATTTCTGCGGCTTCTAATAAACCGCTGTCTGATGATCTTTTAATCAAGCTGGACCGCATCGAGTCAACGCTTAAAAGTGAGGATTCATCACAAAAATTTGATCTCACTTCTCGCATTGAAAGGCTTGAAAAGGCGTTCGAGGATCACCTTGGTGTGCCCTTGTGAGTTCGGCGGGACCGTCCGGCGGGCTGTCTCCCGTCGCGCACGGCATCAAACTGTCGCTACGTGATTATCAAGACGACGGACTGAACGACATCCGCGCCGAAATGCGTGCCGGAAAGAAGGCGGTGCTGTTCGTGCTGCCCACCGGCGGCGGAAAAACCGTGACCTATGCGGCCATGAGCCAAGGCGCGGCACTTCGGGGCAACCGTATTCTGATCCTCGAGCACCGCAAGGAGCTGATCCGGCAGGCGTCACTGGCTGTCGGTGGGCTGGGTGTTCACCATCAGGTCATCGCGCCGCCCAGCAAGGTCGCCAAGATCCGAGCCGCCCATGTTCAAAAACTCGGCTGGCCAACCATCGACAAGCACTCGCACGTGGCCGTGGCCAGCGTGCAGACGCTCGCCCGCCGCATGGACTGGCTCAAGGAGTTCGACCCCACCATCATCGTGATCGACGAGGCGCACCACGCCGTCGCCGGTACGTGGGCACGCATCATTGCGGCATGCCCTGATGCCGTGCTGGTGGGCGTGACCGCCACCCCGGTGCGTGCTGACGGCCAAGGGCTGGGCAAGGAGTCGGGTGGGTGCTTCGATGCAATGGTGCTGGGCCCTTCGATGCGCGAGCTGATCCAGATGGGTTATCTGGTGCCGCCAAAGGTCTACGCGTGGCCAGGGCCAGTCAACCGCGACGAGATCGGTCACAAGGGCCAGGACATCGACACGGCCGCCGCTGCGGCGATCCTCGACAAGCCAGGCATCATCGGCGACGCGGTAGAGCATTACCGGCAGTTGGCCGACGGCAAGTCGGCAATTGTGTTCTGCGCCAGCGTGCGGCACGCCGAGCACGTCGCCCAGAAGTTCCGCGACGCCGGCTATCGGTTCGAGGTGGTCCATGGCGACATGGAAGATGAGGACCGCGACGAGCGCATTGCCGGGCTCGGTGATGGACGCATTCAGGGCATCGTAACGGTCGACGTGGTGTCAGAAGGCACCGACATCCCTTGTGCCGAGGTGGCTATCCTGTTGCGCCCTACCGAGTCCGAGTCGCTGTTCTTGCAGCAGGTCGGCCGGGTCCTGCGCACGGTGTACGCCCCTGGCTACGACCTGAGCACCGAGGAAGGCCGACACGACGCAATCTTCGCCAGCGGCAAGCACTTCGGCCTGATCCTCGATCACGTCGGCAACGTGGCGTTCCACGGAATGCCGGCAATGGATCGCGAGTGGACGCTCACCGGCCGCAAGAAGGGACCGCGCAACGCCCTGCTCAAGGAAAAGCCTGTGCTCGTCATGCAGTGCCCGAAGTGTCACTACACCGAGACACCTCGTGCTGTATGCGGTGGCCCAAAGCGAGACGGCACCACATGCGACCACGTCTTCGAAGTCAAAAGCCGCATGATCGAGGAGCACGCCGGCAAGCTGGCCGAGATCCAAGACGGCGACCTGCCGCCGCCACGCGTGAGCACCGGCGTCATCAGGACGCTCGAGCAGGCCAAGGCCGCCGGCATGAGCGTCGCCCAGTTCAACCACATTGAAAAGGCCCGGGCCGAAAAAGACGCCCTGATCAACGACCTGCACGCCATGCTGACTTGGTGGGCCCGATCAACTGGTCGCGGGGTGCGTGATGCCTGGGGCTTCGCTATCGCCGACATCCGGGGCATGAAGCCGAAAAAGCTCAAGGAAATGATCGAAAAGATCGACACCGCCAACCGGCTTGTCGAGCTGCTCAACGGGCGCACCGTGAAAGGTGTGAGCGATCAGCCTATGGCCGACATGACCGTCGAGCAGATCAACGAGCTGATCGACCGTGCTGGCGAGGCCCTGTTCATGGGGCACGCCAACGACAATCAAAACCAACAAGCCGACTTTAAGTTGGCATAGGAGCGGCACAGATGGACAGATACACCCTTTATCTTGGCGACTGCCTTGATACGCTTCGAACGTTGCCAGACAACAGCGTTGACAGCGTCGTGACCGATCCGCCCTACGGTATCAGGTTCATGGGCAAGAGCTGGGATGGTGCGGACATTGAGGCGCGCGCCGCCTATCGTGCAGGAATGCCATCACACGCCAGTGCGTGCGGCCCAAACGGCGGGCACAGATCTGTAGCGGCCGAGGCTGGGAAGTACGATCTGACACCGAAGGGCATGCGCGCATTCCAAGCTTTTACGCTGGAATGGGCTTCCGAG